GTCATGGATAGGCAAGTTAAAAAAGAAATAGAAGATAACCCTAGCCTTGTAAAAGGGCTAACTAAGAAGGAGCAATATATTTCTAATAAAGAAATACAAGATATTGAAAAACTTTACAGTTACAGCAGTTATGATTGTTGACATATCCATACCGCACACGGATAATGCTTTTATATGGTGATGAAAGAACAAGCCTTTCAAGACATTAACTATTTCCCCAGCCGATTCTAGGCAAGGCTGGGAATATCGCAGGCAATCAAACTTGGATAGAATCTAATTTGAGTTGTCGTGTATCAGCACTACACTTCTGTATCCATTGTGTTCTCTCCTTCGCAATGTAACTTAGATACGCTGGATGATAGTAACCAGCACTTATTTTAATCAATATTGCACCTCTGGTGCTTGTGAGGTGTATCATCAGATGTATTTGTTGTGACCAGCCTATGGGCGGTCATCCCGGTTGGATTGTATTAGAAGACGGAACAAAGATTGAAGAAGATATGTGCTCTGGTTGTCGTGGAGTTGTAAGAAGTATTGAAACCCTTGATACAAAAGAGTTCATGTTGGGTAATTTGACTAGCGACATTGCAAGTGTTGTGTTTACACATGGTGTAACACCTGTTCCTAAAATTCCATATTGATATTGCTTATATAGCATAAAGCTGCTATAATATCAACGCTATACAAACACAAGTTTTGTAAATAGAGATTCCTAAGATGCACGAAGTGCGCTAGATAATATAAAGTATTCCTAGGACTGTTATAGCTTCGGCTGTAATAAGGAAAGTTGGTGTATGATTCGCTACCATACTATCAGCCTTGCAAGTGAAATGCTTGTTGTGGAGAAGGCAAGACAATTATTGGTCTTGAGGGTTCTTAGTGCAGGTATGTCATCTTTAATTTGACGATTGTAGTGTGGCAGCTAAGACAATAATTTGACAGGATAGCCGGAAATAATCCGATTATGTCCACATATTTGCGGGATTAACTCAGTGGTAGAGTGCCAGCCTTCCAAGCTGTTCGTCATCAGTTCGAGTCTGATATTCCGCTCAAAAAACAAGAGAAAATAAAATGCCGTTCGTCAAAGGGTATGACCCCAACAGAAATAATGCAGGTCGCGTCCCTAAAAAGACTCGTGAAAATATCGGAAAAGATGAATTAGAATTAATCCTTCGTCGTCTAAAACCACTATCTCGTGTAGCACTAACTAAGCTTGGTATTATCCTTGAAGATGGTTCAGAAACCACAAAGCTTAAGGCGATTACGCTTATTTTGTCTGAGTACAAAGATTTAGTTGAAGAGCTTTACATCAATTCAAATGATGACAGTGAAGCAGAAGATTTGAAGAGTGCTGAGGTAAGACCTTTGTTCTCACTGCATGTTCTTCCGAAGGAAGATGAAAAAAAAGAGTAACAACTAAAGAGGAAGTATGCAAACAACTAGCAAAGAAAGAGTAGTTATTGCTCCCGCCTCTATTCCACAAAGCATGTTTATGACTTCGGATGCTGATATCACAATCGCATCCGGTAGTGCTGGTTCTTCTAAATCTTACTCAATCTTGCTTAGGTTTATGAGGTTTATCCACGACCCCGGTACTCGCGGAATTATTTTTCGTAGAACAAATACCCAGCTTGACTTGCCAAACGGTCTGTGGAGTCAAGCTATTGAGCTATATTCGCAATTTGACCCAAAAATGAGGGTTAGGCAGCGTGATAAAGAGCTTATTTTCAGTACTGGTGCAAGGCTGAAGTTTTCTCACTTTGAAAATGAAGCTTCTAAGGTAAAGTTCAAAGGTCTTCAGGCTGACTACATCGCTTTTGATGAAAGCACAGAATTTACAGAGGAAATGGTTACATACTTGATGAGTCGTTTGCGTAACGCAAATGTAAAGCATAAGCCAAGTATGTGCATGGCGACTAACCCAGACTACGATTCCTTCTTACGAACATGGATTGATTGGTGGCTAGACCCAATTACTGGTATCCCAGACCCACAGAAACGCGGCGTAAAACGCTGGTTCGTGAGGAAAGAAGGTGACTTCATTTGGTATGATACTAAAGAAGAAGCTGAAGCAATCCACGGCACAGGTGAAGATAATGGTGTCATGTCGATGATGGTTATTGGCTCGACTTGTGAAGATAATCCTTATGTACCTAAGAGCTATGTCAGCAACCTAAAAAGTTTGAGTGCTGTTGAAGTTGGTAGACTTCTTTATGGGTCTTGGTATGTTCGTGCGGAAGCTTCAGGTCACTTCAAGAAGGCTTGGGTTGAGATTGTAAAAAATCCTGACGGGCGAGCAATTAAGCGTGTTAGGGCTTATGACCTTGCTGCCACAATTCCTTCAGATGCAAATAAGTCGCCAGACTGGACTGCTGGTGTATTAATGTCTCGTAACAAAGAAAAATACTACACAGTCGAGCATGTTCTGCGATTTCAAGATAGGTTTGCAGGTGTGGAGAAACGAATCATTGAACAAGCCTATATTGATGGGCAAGATACTTTAATTTGTTTGCCAAAAGACCCCGGAGCATCAGCTTCAAGTTATGCTAGGAGTTTTCAGGCGAAGTTAGCCGAGCTTGGCTTTACCGTTAAGTTAATTACGCCAAAACTAGATAAAGTAACCCGTTTCGGCCCGTTTAGCGCAATGGCAGAAGCTGGGTTTATTCGTGTGGTTGATGGCGAATGGAACAAGGCTTACTTTGATGAGCTTGAAGGTTTTACCGGAGAACGCAAGAACAAGGATGACCAAGTGGACGCTACATCAGATGCTTTTAATCAGCTAAGAACCTCCACCGAAATCCCTCATTTCATCTTGCCAGATATGACACAGGCAAATAAGTTTGCTAATCCGTTTTATTAAAATAATAGGAGCCATAAATGGCTGACAACATTTACACATTTATGCCAGCCGACGAAGGCTCCATTGGAATTGAAAAAGCTGAAGTACCGCGTATGCAGCTTTCCGAGGTTGGTTACACTGGTTTGAAAATTTCAAGTGGTCGTATTTACGAAGATTTGAAAAGAGAACTTACATTTCCAGATAGCTGTGTTACTTACAAGCAAATGTCTTACGACCCAACTATCGCTGCTGGCTTGATGTATTTTGAGTCCCAGATGGTTAATGCTAATTGGCGAGTGGCTCCCCCTGTTGATGCAACAGATGCCGAAAAGAAGCAAGCTGAGATCATTGAACAGATGATGGGTGACATGGAGCATACATGGAGTGACTTTATTAAAGAAGCATCTAGTATGAATATCTATGGTTTTGCTCCGCATGAGATTGTTCTTCGTAAGCGTTTGTATTCAAAAGGAAGTAAGTATAATGATGGCTTAGTTGGCTGGCAGAAGCTACCTATCCGTAGCCAAGATACTATTTCTAAGTGGGTTTATTCAGAAGATGGCAGAGACTTAGTTGCTCTTGAGCAAACGGTAAATGTATCTGGCACAAATGGTCGCTACACTACTTTAGTTTCCGGAAAACCTATTACAATTCCTCGCCAGAAGTTTTTACTGTTTCGCACAGGCAGTAAGCGCGATAATCCAGAGGGTACTTCACTTCTAAAAGCTTGCTACTATCCTTGGCGTTATCGCACAGCGATTGAAGAAACAGAAGCCGTTGGCGTTGCTCGTGACTTGAATGGCTTGCCAGTAATCTACATTCCGCCTCAGTATATGGCTCCTGATGCTACACCAGAGCAAAAAGCGATTTACGAATACTACAAGAATATGGGTCGTAATATTCAGGTGAATCAGCAAGGCTGTGCAATCATGCCTATGGCATATGACCCAGATACAAAACAACCACTGTTCAAGTTTGAGCTAATGAGCGCTCAAGGTGGCAAGAATTTTGATACCTCGTCGATAGTTCTCCGCTACGATAATAAAATCCTAACAGCCATGTGCTGTGATATTCTCGTACTTGGTCAAGGCTCAACTGGTAGTTACGCTCTAGGTGGCATTAAGCAGGGTATGACAGCCCTAGCTATTGAATCGCGCTTGAAAGAGATTCAGGATGTAGTTAACCACCACTTGATTCCACTAACAGCTAAATACAACGGCTGGAATCCAGCTAGATTACCAAAGATTTACTTTGATGACATTGAAGCTAGTTCTATTGATGACTTGGGCAAATTTATTCAGCGTACTGGTGCTGTCGGCTACTTGCCGAAGACATTGGATGTTGTCAATAAAATCCTTGAGACAGTTGGGGTTCCTGAGTTACCAGAGGGAACCGACTTTGAAGCTCTTTTACCGGAAAGCAAGTCTAAGGCAGGCTCTGGTATGGAGTCTGGCTTACCAAGCGGTACTGGTGATGCAACAGGAGCTGCTGGGGACGCTTCAAGCGTCAATAGCGAAAACGCATCGTAATTTTTAAGCTAATCGGGAGAACAATATGTCTTGGTCATTGACCAATTTGCCCGATGTGGCTAAGAACAAACCAGAGAAGCAACAAGAAGCTTTTATTACTTCTGCTAATAATGCCCTCGAAAGAGGGCTAACAGAAGAAGAGGCTATATTTGCTGGTATTGGGGCGATGCGCGTTGTTGCTAAGAAAAATGCTACAGTAAGTAAGGCAAGT